GGAGAAAACTCTACGGAGTGATCCGTTTTCTGACATCCACCACTCCCTCGCCTTCCTCGGCTCTGGCGCGATGCGGTAGTCCAGCGAAGACCAGTCGAACTGATGTCCTTCCCGAACTCTGGCCCAGTCGTCGTCGCTGTTGAACAACGACACACACTCGACACGCTTGCCGTCGCGGAATGCGGTCATCACGTCGATCTGATATTGCAAGTCACGCATGCCATTCTCCGACTTTGGATATTGATTGGCCCGGATACGGACCATGTACTCCCAATCACACACGTCCGCGCCACCCCTTTGGAAGCCTCGGCGCCTTCGCCCACTTCGTCCACGGCTCGCCACGCAGGATGCCTGTGCACTCTTCGTCGCTCAAACCCGGTGGATGCAGGTCGTTGCCGGTCAGCACGCCACTGCGCGCCCCGCAGACGCAGCGTGCGCTTTGCGGTGTCTCGCGGTGCCAGGCGTGCTTGTGTGACTGGCGTGTGTGCTGGCGTTCGTAGTGGTCGTCAACGTGCATTGCGCTTCCCGTTGAACGCTTCCGGCTTCAGGACGAAGCGGATATGCAGCGCATGCTTCTGCGGGATCGGCTCGCCATCCTTCCACATGTACACATTGGCACGTTCTATGCCAAGGGCCTCGGCCAGTTCCAGCGGCGAGCCGAACAATTCGATGGCCCGTTCCTTCGTGATGTGTAAAGTAGTTGACATGGGTTGGAATATAAGTTATCTTGCACGGCAAGTCAACAAGGAGTTTCACAATGTCAGACATAGCACAAGTCATTCACGATCTGGGCGAGCAGTGGATTCACTTCAGATATGTTGACCTGTTGGTGAAGACTCTCTTCATCCTGCCAGCCTTTGCCGGACTTGGATGGTTTGTGTACCGCATGGTCCGGTCGCTGGAGAAACTGTGATGGAACTCAACGAACGCCAGGCAGCATTTTTCATCGGCCTTCTGGCCGTCTTGGTCTGCGTCGGCTGCTATCGCACGGCACGCACCGATCTCGTCGTTGCCATGATCGTCGGCATCGTCGGCACTGCCTTGATCCTACTGGTCGGGGCGCATTATGAGGAGAAAGGGGTATGAGTAGATATTGGGATTCAGCAAAAGACGAACCGCAGATTGCGCGCATCATCCGCGATGTCGGCATATCCGCCACAGTGCTAATCGCTGCGGCCATGGGCGGATGCCCTCAGTACAACGTGTGGGAGCAGGGCCTTGTTGGCCAAGCTGCCTTACGTCGTGCCGAACAGGATCGCCAGATTGCCATTCAGGAAGCGCACGCCAAGAAGGAGTCAGCAACGTTGCTGGCCGAGGCGGAAGTCGAACGTGCCAAAGGTGTTGCGCAAGCCAACCAGATTATCGGCGATAGCCTGAAGGGCAATGAGTCCTACCTGCGTTATCTGTGGATCACCGATGTCGCCAATAACGGCGCAGGCAAGACGGTCGTGTACGTCCCGACCGAAGCCAATCTGCCTATCCTTGAAGCTGCACGTAACATGCAGTCGCAGGCGAAGCCATGAGCGCCGACCTGAAAATGTTTCGCATCCCGCTGACGACTACGCCGCCGTCGGTGACGATGGTGTACGCGGTCAGCAAGACGCAGGCGTGGGCGCGATTCAAGGATGCGTTCTGTCCTGATGTAGCCGAAGCCACAGCCCTGCAGATTCAGGATGCCGTCGAGGGCAAGCTGACTATCCTGGGCAAGCCTGATCCGGGCGATCCGTTGCAGCAGCCGCTGGAGGGCGTATGAGCCGTTTCAACTTCAACGCCTCGCAGTCTGCATGGGAAGAACGGCATCTGCCGCTGCTCAAGTCCCTGTATGGCGATGCGCCGCCGCCGGAAACCGTGCAGACCTTGTCTGCTTTCGACCTGCATTGCCGCATGCTGTTCGGCAAGTCGCCGATCAGCGAGGCGGAGCGTTATGCGGCGGCAGAAGCCGTCGAACATGCTCCGGTGCTGACAGGACGCGGGGAGGATTGAATGTGGTGGTTTAACAGCAAAGAGGAAGCGCAGAAACATCGGTATCGGCAATGGGCCGGTTCGCCAGAAGGCATGACGTATATGCCTGACTGTTGCGCAGCTACTGTTTCTGATGATGGTCGCTCACCTTTGACGCATCAATGTCAAAGACCGCGGACATCCGGCCCGGACAAATTGTATTGCGCCATACATTATCGGAAGGCAAAGAAGTTCGGCTTACTTCCATAGCAAAGGAGGATAGACGCTGACAAGCGTGCGTAAGTTAAATGGGGCGTGAGGCTGCAGGGTGTGGCCGCCTGCCTGTCACGCAGGAGAACGATCGGTTCGATACCGATACGCCCCGCCAAACTAAACTCAACTCAAACTCACACAGGAACTCGCACATGAAAATCTCCGAAATGCTTCCGAGCAAGTACATCAAGCAGTCCGACATCGAGCAGCCCACGCTCGTCACGATCAAGAAGCTGACCACGGCAGACGTGAGCCAGAACCAGTCCGGCGACATGAAGTGGGTCGCGGTCTTTGCCGAACTCGACAAGCCGATGGTGCTGAACTCGACGAACCTGAAGCGCATCGCCAAGGCTCACGGCGACGATAGCGATGGCTGGATCGGCAAGCAGATGGTCGTCTACGTGGACGAAGATGTCGAATTCGGCGGCGAAGTCGTCGGTGGGCTGCGCCTGCGTGCGCCCAAGACGAAGCAAGCTACCGCCTCGCCACCGCCAAGCCGTACCGCGACAGCGGCCGGCGAAGCTGCCAGCAAGGCTGCTGCGTTTGACCCTGGCGCCCCGTTCGACGACGACATCAGCGGAATCTGATTTGCGGAGCAAGGGCGCACGGACGCGCCACACTAAAGGGCTAACACATGTGCTACGCACTGATCCGTGTCACATACAAGGGCGAGAAGGGCAAACCGGAAACGCTGGATGCTTCCAGCGAGGCTGACCTTGCCGTCAAGATTTCCGAAATACAGGCGCGCGAACAGGTGCTGCGCTTGGGCATCTTCAAGTGCGATTATCACATCGAGCGCACAGAGAAGTGGGTAAGCACGCCGTACACGGTGCCGGGGAATGCAGCATGAACCGCTACAAGTACATCGACACCGACAAGCAGCATCTGCACACGCTCGACGGCAAGCCGCTGATCGGCACCAGCACGGCGACGAAGATTATTTCAAAGCCGCTGACGTGGTGGGCGTCTGGCATGGCGGTCGAGAAGTTCGGCTGGCTCAGTCCGAACAAGTTCGACGACGAACAAGTTCAGGCAGCGCTGGACGATGGCTATGCGCGCGTCACGGCGATGGCCAAGGATCAATATGCCGCACTGTTGAACGAGGCGTACCGCGCGCACAACACGAAGAAGGAGAAGGCAGCGGATGACGGCACAGATCGGCATGCGGCGCTGGAGCAATACGTTAAGGCCATGATAAACGAGTTTGACGGCGAACCTGTGCTGTTGGAAAGCTACAATGATCCGGCAGTCGAGATCTTGGCAAGATGGGCACAGGAGAACGTCAAGCAGTTCCTGTGGTCCGAAATCAACGGGTACTCCGAGGAGCTGTGGACTGGCGGCATTGCCGATGTGGGTTGGCAAGACCCACAAGACCTCATCATCGCCGGAGACTTTAAGTCTGGCGGCCCGTACTTCGACCAGTTCGTGCAGATCGGCGGATACGACCTGATGCTGTCGGAGAACGGCGGCCTGACAGCCGATGGAGACAAGGTGTTCGAGTTGCCAGGGCGCATCGCAGGTTATTGCGTGTTGCCGTTCGGACCCGAGAAATTCGCGCCACGCTACGAGTACAACGTCGAGGCGTACCGTGAAGGATTTCGTGCCGCCGTTCATCTGTCGAAATTGCAGATCGCCTACGAAGGCGTCAGTAAGAGGAAATGGAAATGAACATGCCTGACACCGCCATCCTCATCGCCATCGTTCTTTTCAGCATCGATGCCGCGCTGCTGTTGAGCGTGCGCACGCTTTTGAAGCTGATCGCCGCCACCCTGATCGTCGGGCTGCTCGCCGTCGCCTGTAGTCGGCTTGCTAATGCGGCGACGCTGCTATTGGTCGATCATGTTGCTGTGCATGCTCCGTGTACACCACTGCGATGGACCGTGGACCGCAAGCTGGTGTGTGAGGGGATTATCTTTCGGCAGGGATTTGAATGATCGCCAACCGATTCGAGGTGACGAAGTGAGCAATCCGATTCAGCCACTTGTGACAGTCAATGGGATCGAGCGATTCAAGGCTAATACTCTCGTTAGCTGGCTACTAGACAACGGCAGCAAGACCATGAACGATCTCGCGCGCGTCGAATGTTCAGACGATGACCGGCAGCAATTTGCGCAACTGATCGGCTATAGCCTTTTTGGCTACTGCGATCTGAGCTATCGGGATGCGCAGGTTGTTCAGGTTGCAGAGTCATTGCGCGATAAGGCATTTGATAACGAGAAAGATTCGCGCATCGCTTACCTTGAAGAACAACTGGACAATCTGCGAACCGCTTTGCGCGAACCGATGGCCGAACTATTCGACAGGCACCCGGACGACCTTATGGAACTTATGCCATGACCACCCCGCGCCTTGCGTACCTGTGGTTTATTGTGCTATCCACGCTGGCCGGTTGCGGGCAGGGACCGCGTCTTGGCGTAGATCAATGCTTGCGCCGGCAGATTTTTATGGAGTGCCTGCAAGCAGTTCCAAAGGGTCCGGAAGTGACGCATAACAATGCTTGGGACGGCGTAGTGTCGGAATGCGCAAATGCTGCGTTCTACACAGCAAAGCGGTATCCCGAACAGTCAACTCCGGCATGTTGGGCACCATGAGAGGCGCGCGCGTGGTCCGGTGCAAGGTGACGGTGGCTGAGTGAAGACGCTAGATGAATGCCGTGATTTTGCACGACGGCACTACGGGGCGTTGACGCCATTCCGTCTTGGGGTAGTGGTTGGTGCCGCAGGTCTAAAATTTGCCTCGCCATACACGAAAATTAAGACACTGCATCTATACCGGAGCGGCCTTATGTTCGGCGTGGAGAATAGAGAAAAGATTTCTGGCTGGTTCGCTCAGGAACGCGGACCATGACCGATAACAACCTCGAAATCTTCGCCATCTGCGGCTGTGTGTTCGTCGAACCCAGCCTCAACAAGTTCAATGTGCGGTGGCGCGCAAGCTGCCCCAATCCGCAGGCTGGCATTCCTCCCTTCCTGCAGAACATCTGCGCGGAGGGGGATACGCCGAGCGAGGCAGTCAAGGCGCTGTACGAGAAGGTGAGCCCAAGGAGTGCAGACCGTGATTAAGCTGAAAACTTCGCTTGGCGATGATCCGAAAATGGCAATGCGCTATGAATGGTTCCGTGACTTGCACGGACTTTCGCACGACGCCGCAGTCGCGCATGCGCTGGTGAAGGCGATTGATTTATACATCGCGGAGAACACGCAGCCGCTTTTGAAATCACTGAAAGAGCGCACCGCAGAAATCCTCCGCACCGACTTCGGTATCGAGGAATCGCTATGAACAAGTATACAGTTTGCGTCGATTTCGACGGCGTTCTGCATAGCTACACATCGCCGTGGATCAACGCGCACACGATTCCCGATCCTCCGGTCGAAGGCGCAATCGAATGGCTGCTGGCAATGCTGGAGAAGTTCGAGGTTGTTATCTTCTCCACACGTTGTAAGACATGGCGTGGACGCAGGGCTATGCGTCGGTGGCTAACGACGCAGTCAGAGTGTAACTGCGGCGAACCATTTGGCGCGTGTATTCTCCACGATGTGAAGTTCGCCAAAACAAAACCACCGGCGCTCATCTACCTCGATGATCGCGCCGTGCGATTCACCGGCCCGGATTCTTGGCCGACCGTTGATCAAATCCACCGCAGCAGACCTTGGAATAAGCCATGACCCAATCCCCTGAGTCCTACAGCGTGCCCGCGCTGCTGCGTGCGATTGAGTGGTTTGCGCAAATAGCAAAGTGGGAAAAAACCCCATACTGCTGAAAGCCGCCGAACTCACGGCATCAAGCCGACAGGAAGGCGACGAACAAGCCGCTGATGCGAGAGATGCGAAACGTTGGCGAAAGATTCGATTGCTGCCGGTCACGTTGGATCACGAGCGTATTACGCCGATCAGGCCAGACAAGATAGATGCCTTCGTTGACGCACTACCGGAGCCACCCCATGAAGACTGACACCGTGCATGTTCCAACCATTGAGTTTCACGGCCCAGCAGCTATTCACGATCAGGCGTGTGCTGTCTTCCATGATAGGCATGCCGTGCTTCACTGCAATACCGGCATATTCTATCCTTCGCGGGAAGCACAGGCAGAAGGGTGGCGACTTGTACGGGCAAAGAACAAATTCCATATTTGGATACTCGAAACATTTTTTGAGGCACGCCCATGACCCTCCCCTCCCGCTCAAAAGTGGAACAAACGCTGGCGATTATACAAAAAGCCGGTAGCGCACTTGATCTGCCAATCGCGCACACCAGCCGTGAGCAGGAAAAAGAAAATCACGTAACAGCTAGGGAACTTATTGACGTTGAAAAATGGGTGCGCGAACTCAGTGCCGAGGTGGAGCGGCTTACGCAGAAGTATGCAGAGTGCAAGGATTTAGCGGAACGTGCTGCCGGGCTTGAGATTGAGCGCGACAGATTGCGTGAACGACTCGCTGCTATCGAGAGTGAAACCAAATGAGCTTCATTGATGAAATCCACAGATTGCGTCGGCGTGTTGAAGAATTGGAGGCCGAACGCGATCGCCTCAGCGCGCAGATTGAGCGCGTCCACAACAACTACGCCAATATGTCACTGTCGTCTGATACGACGAAGGATGAGACCATCGCCGCACAGTCCGAACGCATCGCGGCGCTGGAGAAGCTAATTATTCGAGCGCATGGATGGCTCGGTGGTGACAAATGGCGAGATAGCGATAATCCAGACCAGCGCGACGCATGGGAAGCGTTTCGCAAAGAATTGGCTGATGCAACACCGCGCAATTGCGCTGTCTCCACCAGTCCAGCCGTCTCAGACGAACAAGGGGAAGTGAAGTGACAAGCAGTGAATGGGAAAGTCGTTGCCTGTCTGTCAATCCATTTGATGGCGATTATGGGGGCTGTGGTGCAAAAGACTCTATTTTATCTGATCGCATCGTTAAGTTACGAAAGGAATGTGAATGCCACACATGCGCTCAAATGGCCAAAATCGGAACGAGAGTGCGCCGAAGAGTAGAGATCTATGATGGTGATTTCATGCGTTTCGCATGGTGCCAAAAATGCTGTGAAGCAATGGCAAGCAGTGACTTTATGAAATTTGAAAAACGAATCGCCATTGGCGATAAAAAAAGGAACAGGTCATGACCCCGCCCATCTCACGCAGGCAGTTACATCCCGAGGGCAGTCGCACGGATGCTGCGCTGTCGGCAGAGGCACTGACATTGTTACGCGAGGAATCCAAAACTCTTGTGGCGCATCTGGATGATTTGTCGCGTTCCGAGATTCCGGCATATCGCACTCGTTACCAAGGATTTGCCCATCACGTCATCGGCCTGTGGAAGGTAATAGACGCCAGCCGCAACAGCCCTGATGCGCAGGTAGGCGCGATTGGCGAGCCGGTGGCGGATTGCGAACCAAAGCCAATTTGCTACCTGCGCATGCTGCACGGCAAGCCGGACTGGGCGGAAGATTGCGTTGGTGGTGAACACGACGTGATAGATAGCTACGAAACAGAGGATGGCTATTCGTCTATGCCGCTTTATTCTGCTGCGCATGTATTCGAGATTACACTTCTATTGCGAAGGCAATGTGCTCAGCTACAAGGCGAACTCGCACGGCTGCGGAGTGAGGCAGTAAAACAGGAGGAGGAATGGCAAGAGGTATGCCGAGAGAACGACCAACTCCGCGACCAACTCGCTGCATTGCAGGCGCAAGGCAAGAATGCCAATGATGTTAATGATGTGGAAAAATCTTCGATTACCACATCAGATCGTCCAACATCGCAATCTGATGGGAAACGCCAAGTGGCAATTATCGGCGATTGCGCAGAGGTGATTTGGCTGCAAGGAGGCCCATGCCAGATACCGCCAGGGACAAAACTGTATGCAGCCGCCATCGCACAAGAAAGGCAGCAGGTGACGAAGTGAGTATTAAAACCGTAGAAATTCCAATTGAAGAATGTGCTGAAATTTTCGGAACGCCGCTTTGCAAAATTTTCGGCGCTACAAAATATACAGCAACTTATAGTAATGATGGACTGCTTCTATCCATCAACCTGACCAATCCAGACTGGAAATTCTTGGATGGCGCGGTTTGCACACTCTATGCCGAGTCATGAACTCAACTCTCGCCGTACAGCGTGCACACGGTCCCATTGGCAAACGACCCTGACGCAATCTTGATGTCGATCTGCGTGATTGCCGCCGTGCTCGCCCACAGAAACGACTCGAATCCACCAACGTTGGAACTGGACGTAGCGTAAAATTGCGACAGGACCATGTGGTTGAACGCAGTTCTGGCGTAGCCGTTGACATCAAGGGTTGCCACAGTAAGCGGGTTGGTAGCCCCAGAAGTCCCGCTGATTGGGAATACCGTGCCGCCATCGGCAGTGGCGGCATTTGACCCGGCGACTGCGGATGCTCCATTGCCTACTATTTGCTGAGCGTTCGGGTAATTTCCTATACTGCCATCGCTGTTCAACTTCATGTGAACTTGAACGACGCCCGTCGCACCTGTTGCGCGCCCGTAAAACTTCAGGACGAGATTTTCAAACGTTCCTGGAATGCTGCTGAAGGTGATCGTCGTGGCGGAACTGGAGGTGACGACCTGGGCTATTCGTACCATGCCGGTCCCAACGGCATAGCTCGATGCGGTGATTTGCAGATTCGTGCCGTCGTAAACCGATTGGTAAGTGGCCCCCGCTATTAGCTGATTGGCCGACAGAGCCGCGCCGTTCAACTGCAAAGTCTTCGCGCCGAGCGAGTTAAAGTTCATCGTGCTCGCGCCGGTGTTCGTGTTTGACGCCGTGAACACGTACTGAGCGCCGGTTACGTAGGCGGTCGGGACTGGAGCCAGCGTTGCGGTGTAGGTCGATGTGCCGGACGTGCTGCTGGCGTAGTAGGTGCGCTGGATCAAGTCGGCATCCGGAGTGCTCGCTGTTGGCGATGCCACGCCACCACTGAAATTTGCCAGAATCGTTCCGTTGGCCTGCGTTGCCAACTTGGTCAGCGCAACTGAAGCATCCGGTATCGCCGTGCCTTCGATCTGGAACTGTGTGCCGTCATATTTCAGGATCAGCATGCCGTTAGCTGGGATAGTTCCTGCTCCCAATGCCACCTGCTGAAACTGGATTGCCTTAGCTCCAAGCGAGTTGTTGTTCAACGTCGCTGTACTGGTGTTGCCGTTGGTGAAAACGATGTAGTAAATGTCGCCCGTCGTGTACGCACTCGGCGCAGGTGTCGTCGTGACCGTGTACGTGTTCGTGCCGGATGCCGTGCCGAGATAACGATTGGTCGGGCCTGTGGCGCCGGTAGCTCCGGTCGGACCAGTAGGCCCCGTGGGTCCAGTAGGGCCTGTTGCACCAACGGCGCCTGTCGCGCCCGTTGGCCCTGCTGCCCCTGTCGCGCCCGTCGCTCCAGTTGGGCCAGTTGGGCCAGTCGCTCCTGTTGCACCAGTGGCGCCGGCAGGACCCGTAGCGCCAGTGGCGCCAGTCGGTCCCGCGGGACCTGTAGGCCCAGCCGGACCAGTGGCGCCACTGCCTCCAGTTCCGTTCCCGCCTATTTTCGGAACGGGCGTCAGATCGCTCAAGCCATAGGGCTGCTCGACGCCGTAGGGTGCCGTGGTCTTGCCGATAGGCATGTCAGATGATGTTCGTGAACGTGTTCCCGCCGTTGATCGTGGCTTTCAGGTGCGTGCCGTCGTAAACGATGTACACGCCCGTGTTGGCCGTCGTCGGCGGGGAGAAGCAGATGGCCTGACCCTGCGCCAAGATGATGGCCGGCTGATTGCTGTGCCCGGATATCGTCTCCGGGTCGATCGTCGCCGCAGTTCCCCCGCCGGTCCCGATCGGCGCGCCGCCCGCGCTGCCGGCGAAGTTGATACCGGTCTTCAGGTGGTTCTGGAAGTTGATGCCCACCGCCGGAGCATTGCCGCTGCTGCTTCCGCCGTGCATGTTGATCGCAACACCCAGCGGTGCAATGCCGTTCTCCGAGAAAAGGATGCCGGTCCAGTTCTTTGGGTCAGGATCACCGCTGCCTGCTCTGGCGCCCGCTCCACCGATAGCAATGGCCCATGACGCATTGAACTTGGTGAAGGTTGTGGCGCCAGTCGATCCTGGCAGCCAATCAGGGAAGAACTCAAGGCCGGCAACGAACTTGGAAATACCGCGGTCGTCGATGAATCCCAGGTCGGCCCAGGCATTGCCATAGTTGACCTCGCCGATGCGTACGGCGCCGGAGCCAAAACTGTGGATGACACCGGTCGCATCCGGTGTTGCGGCGAATTCCGCGCACGGACTCCAGGCATTGAGCCACACGCCGTCGGCAATGCCGCCGTTGACCTGGCGGAAGCTGGCAACCTCCTGCATCGCAATCGAAAAGCCGCTGGTGATGTTCTGCAACATCTCGTTGTAGAACTTCACGCAGCCCTGGCCTTCACCGCCCGTGACGGAATTGTTCGTCTGCGTCACCGACAGCCCCAGGATTTCCTGCGTCGAGCCGCCCAGGTAACTGTTCGTCATCGTGAAGCGCGCAGTGGCCGCGAACTCGGGGTTCAGGTTGTCGTTCGGATAGGAGTTGTTGAACGATGCCTGCCCGACCGCGAGGCTGCCTACCGGAGAATTGAACCCGCTGCTGGTGAAAACCTGCGGACCATTGAACGTCTGCTTGCCGCTGAACGAGCCGGTATTGGCAAAATTGTTGACGCCACTCCAGTTGTTGTTGCCCGCCAGCGTTGGGCCTCCGCCTCCGCCGCCACCAGGAGGGACAGTCCATCCTCCCGTGCCGTTGAGGAACAGGCTGGAGTTGCCAGGATACCCGGCCAGCTTGCTGGCAGCGATGTTGGCGCTGGAAGAAATGTGCGTGTTGGTGATCGACGAGTTGATGATGGCCGGCGTCGTGCTCGTTCCGGCCACAACATTCATGGCAATCGTGGCGCTGTTGATCAGGTACGTCGAACTTAGCACCGCCGAGCGCGCCTGCGCGTCGGTGTACGTTGTGCCAGTCGCATTCTCCACGAACCCGAACCAGCGCGCGCCGCCACCATTGGCGATGCCGGTATTCTGCACACGTACCAGACGGATGATGTTGAACCCGGTAGCAGTCAACCCGCCATTGGCCACGGTCGGCGCCACGCCCCCATTGATCCAGGTAATCGTACCGGGCCATGTAATGTCCACGGAAAACGTGGACTGAATACGGCTGATTTCCAACGTCAGCTCGCTGGCATAAGCATTCGCCATCAGCGACGGAACCGGCGTTGTGTCCGCCATCGTAATCGACACATTGTTGACGAAGTTGGTCAGGCGCTGATACGCGCCATTGGCCAAGTCGATCGTAATGGAAGTTGCGGGGCCGTCGTATTGATAGATTTTCCACAGTGGTCCGTAGATACTGCGCACGCCGTAACCAACGCTGACCATCTGCGGGACACGCAATTGCTCAATGCCCGGCGTGCTGTCGATACCTGGCCATGTCGTCTGCAGCGACAACGTCATCAAGTCGCCACTACCGATGACATAATTTGTCCATACGCCCGTCGGGCCACCCCACGTTCCAGTGGCCTTTTTCTGCATCGACCAGAAGGCTTGCGAGCCATCCGCGGCAACGCCAAATGTCGTGCCAAAGTTGCCGTTAGCCGTTCCTTGCGCCAGCAGAAACCCGGCAGGATTACTGTCTAGGGAAATGTCGAGTATCTGGCTGAACGTATTATCGCCACGGAAGAACTTGCCGGCATCGCCTCCGCCGGGGATGCTGCCGCCGTTGGCAACCCAGGTGAAGTTTCCCGTGCCGCTGTCGTAGCTCGGCACGTACCCATTGGTCAACGAGTTGGTCGAGTTCAGCAGGGCAGGTGTTAGCGACGCCGTGGTGATGTTGGTCGGTCCGACCAGGCCCCACGTAATCCCGTGCGGGATGCCAGAGAAAGAATTGCACAACAGCACTTGACCAACTGCCGTCGGCGATATCTGGCTGCCGGAAGCAGCGACATTGCTCGCCACCCCCACGACGCCTGCGCCAACGCCTGGGTTGGCATTGATAGCCGTGGCTGCGAGCGTGTTGGTGCCGATGTAACCCTTGACCGTGACGTTGCCACCGGAGCTGGCGAAAATGTACATCGGCACGATGCCGGATTCTGCAGCGGCAGAGCTACCGGTCAACGTCAACGTGGACATCGCCGTCGATGGAATCAGGCCGTCTTCGATCTGGATGATGTTCTGGCCTGGCACGCCGGAACTTTGCACGGCAGCGCCACTGGCCATCGTGTTACCAGCCGCTCCAAGGGGGATCGAATCAGTAACAACCGTGAGGTTCAGGCTGGCGATGTTCGTCACATGCCCGATCAGCGTATGCGTGCCGTCGCTGATCAAAAGGTACGTGCCGACGTTGATGCCGGTCGTGGCCGTGACCGGAACGGTCTGCGAGAGGGCCACATCGTGCATCGTGAACGTGCCGGTCGTGGTCGTGTTGATGCCGCCACCGCCCCCCGATATCACCTTCCAAGTGTTGTCGCCGAAGAGTGCCGTGTTGGCGCCGGGTGAATTCGTGCCAAGCCGTGCCAGCGCAATCGTGCCGCTGTCGATCAGTGACGCATCAGCATGGCCGGTGAAGAGGCCCGCATTGACCGTGCCCGTTACATCCAGGCCCGCAGACGTGAATGTGCCGAGCAATGGTCCGCCGAAGAATTGCCAGCCAATTGCCGGAAGCGTCGGGTCATACACCCACCGCGCATCCCACGGATTGACACTGCCATCGACGCCGAAACTGAAGGCTGACTGCGATGCCGCGCCGCCGACCACCTTGATCGACGCACTGGCGGCCTGTCCCGCAACCAGCAGGGCCGTGGTATCGGCCGGCAGAGTGAAGGGGCCTGACGGCCCTATCAGCGTGTTCGACCATGCGCGCGGACTACCACCGCGCAAGAATGTATCGGTCGTCGACGTGCCCTGACCCAGCGCGCTGTCGGGCAATGTTCCGCCGCCTTGCAGAATTTCCTGGTCGATCATCGTCAACCAGTCGACCGCGTTCTCGAAAGCAGAGGCCGGGTTGACAGAATTGTTGATCCACGACGTGTCCTGCACGAGCGCCGTGTTGCGCGTAATCGTAATCTCCGTGCCGCTCGGCAGCGCGCCGTTCAGCAGGACCAACGTGCCCGTGGCTGCCGGCGAATTGACCAAAGGGCTGACGGAAAAGTCCGTGCCGTAGACCAAGTCGGTGACAACGCCCGTCGCAATCACTTCCGTGCTGGCCACGATCTGACTGGCAAGTTGATATTGCCAAACAATGGCGAAGCTGTTGGTGACGTTGTCGCCCGCGTAGCTGATCGGGGTGTACGAGGTTTGAATCGTCATTGTTGTCGACTCCCGACAGCGGTTGCGAGGTTCGGCGCCTGCGGCGTCGTGATGCCGCGCGATGATAGCAGTTGCGCTGGCGAGGCAGCGGTCGATGGCGGCCAATAGGAACCGGAGCCATAGAACTTCTGCTGCCGGTCCGACAGGCGTTGACTGTAGCCCGGCGAGTAATAGTCCTGCAGGCGCTGAAAGAGCAGATGATCCAAGGCCGCCCGCGCCCAGAACAGGTTCGCTCCCGGCGTATTGCCGCGGATGAACCGCGTCACGTTGCCGCCCAGGTTCGCCTTGCTTTCCGGATTGGCCGATTCCAGTGCGCTGCGGCCCACGTCGTACAGGTCCGCCATCGCGCCGGTCAACGGCCCCATCTGGTCGGTCAGGTGGTCCTTGTAGGGACTCACCGCAAGGTTCAGCAACAGGTCACCGTACAGGCCCGTGGCGCCCCCCTGCACAAACGCGCGTCCAATGAATTTCGGATCGCGCACGTCCTGCGGGTTGTTACCGGCCACCATGGACTTCAATTGCACGCTCAGGGCGCCCAGAATCGTGCTGGTGGCGATCAGTTCCGCTCCGTACAGGAACTTCCCGCCCGGCGTCGGCATCGACTGCAGGCGCTGCCAGTGATTTGAAATCATGGCCAGCGGGAAGGACTTGAACTGCAGGATGCTGCGCGCGATTTCTCCACCGACCGTGCCACGCTTGCCGATCGCCTGATATTCGATGCTCGCGCGCGCCTTGAGCGTCGGCATTGGCACGACGGTGTCGACATCGCGGCTGACGGCGCCGACCAGGGCCTGCATGGCTTCTCGTCTGACGGCCTCGCTGCGATTGGCCAAACGGGCTATACCGGCCGGCATAAGCATATTGTCCTCGCCCGCTTCCTGCGCCGCCTGCCGCCACACCTCCCAGTGCTTGTCGCTTATGCCCGCATCGCGTAGACGGGCAACGTCGTCAGGGTGCGCCTTATCCAGAGTCTCGAAAGACCGGGCCAGACTACCGATGCGATCGAATAGCATGGCACCCGTCGCCACGCGCCGAACGTTATCGACGAAGTTAAGACCGCTGACACGAAAGACAGTATTTGCCAGATTGTTGCTCCAGCCGTGGCCGAAGACTTCCTCACCGTAACGAGAAATCGCATGCGTAATTGCCTCCACGCCGACGCCCTGAGAGCGCATGAATTGCCGGAATTCTGGCGAGGTCCACGCCTTTGATTCCCACTTTGCCCACGTCGCAAAACCGTTCATGTTCCATGCGTGTGCCACCGCCGCACCGTTGCTGCTGTCGGTCAATGCGGACAGGCTTGCGCTGCCCAGGCGCGCAGCCGACAGCCAACTGCGCATGACCTGAAACTTATGCGCCGTGCGCGGATCGCCCATCTGCCCCATCTTGCCGGAGGCCAACTGGAACATGATTTCGGCTTTCGCGCGCGCCTTGCTCGCATCACGCGTATCCATGCCGGCGGACGTATCCCGGCGCATCGCGTCATCCAGCAGGCCACGCAAGGCGCTCTCGGCGTTCGGCCCCAGCGTCTGCAGCGCGCCGATGTTCTTGCCCATCGACTCGACATGCGAGTTCATCGTTTCCAGCAATGAACGAGCACCGTACTTGCTCTGATAGTCGAGATAACTGTCGGCGTCCTTGAAGTGCAGCACGCGGCGCTCCTGTCCGCGATTGCGGATCGCACTGCTGCCAGGCGACGAGGTCATGTCCCACGCGCCGTCAGTGGCAATCGTATTGCGAATCTCGCCGAGCACGGCACGCATTTCCGTGTCGGATAGCGGCCTGCCGTCTTCCTTCAGGTACTGACCGCGATCCAAGCGCGGCAGCACGTCATTGATCCATTCGTCGACCGATGCCTTGGCCACTTTCCACGACGCATGATCCTGCGGCGCTGCCCAACCCTTGAGCTTGCGGATGTTGCCGCCCAGTTCGTTGAACTGCGTGCGCAGACCGTCGGCCGTGTCGGTCCACAGTTTGCTCACATGCCGCGCCTTGGCGTTGCCGGTGTCCTCGCCGTACAACTCGCGCACGATGTCGCGCATCATGCCCTTGTCGGTCCAGAACCCCAGGTATTTTTCGGTCGCCCGCGCAATCGGCTCCATGTTGGCCTTGGCCAATCGCACGACGCCTTCGATGCTCGCCTCCAGCGTCTTGAAGCCGCCCTTGCCGGTCAGAAAGTTCGCCAGCAGGTGCTGCACGGCGTCCAGTCGACGCATGCCCTTGGCTGCCATGCCATCGACGAACGTCTGATTGCGGTCGTGCGCGATGATCTGCCGCGCCACATTGGCCGCGTCGCGCGCCTTCTCCACCATGACATCCTTGGCCGCGCGTTCGCCCGCCTCTGCCACCTGCTGCTTCGGAGAGAGCGTTCTCCAGCGGTCGATGTCTTCCCGTGCCAAGTCGCGCATCGCCTGCCGCACCCGACCTTCGACGCCGCGCACATCGCTGGCAGTCAGGACCTTGCCGCCCTTAGCCGCAGCCTCGGTGATCGCCCGAATGCAGTCATCGCGCATCATGCCCTCCCGAAACACGCCGCGGCGACGCGGTGCAGGTCATCCTCGCCCGCCGATTCCTTGATGTCGTCAATCGCGCGGCGCAGGGCATCGCTGGCATTGATTTCTGTTCCGTCCTCGCCGCCGACCTTCATGCCTTCTCGCTGTTCCAGAACTGCCTTTGCCTGATCCAAGGTTTCCCGCGTTTCAGGATCGAGAGTTGCCAGCGCATCGCCTTCGGCTTTGGCGGCTTCGGCTTGACGCGCTCCACGGCCCAATGTCGATCCTGCCGCTTCCTGCTCGGCCTCGACACGGTCGGTGACGGCTTTGACGATGGCTTCCGGCGTCTCCGGCTCAACAAGAGCCTCTACACGGCGCGCGCCGGCTTCGGCTGCCGCAGCGTCCACCTCGCGTGTCGCCGCCTCTCTTGCTGCGTCCTGCGCAGGATTTGGCACCGTTTCGACATCGCGCGTCCCGGTCAGGTCATGCCCGGCGATCAGGGCTTCGGCGCCGCGGGTGTCGTTGTACAGGATGGCGTCGCGGCTTTCCGGCGATGTAGCCGGTCCGCGGGCGGCATCCTCGACGTGTTCGGCATCCTTGATCGCATGAGCCGAGTCGACCAATTCCGGCGCGAACGCATGATGCACTGCACCAAATACGCTGCCCAGAATGGCGTCCGCCATCATCCCGGCGCCGTCGAGTGGCACGTACTGCTTAGCCATATCGGCATAGCCCGCATCTTCCAGGCCGACGTGCATCATCGTCCGATTGGCGATGCCGGCGGTCAACTGGATGCCACTGCCGGATAGGACACGCGTCATCAGGGTCTTGCCAACGCCACCGGGTAGCAGCGCTGCTCCACCGGAAAACATCGCGCTCCCCAACGCCAGCTTGTCGGCCGCGTCCTTGTCAACACCGTTGGTGATCAACGTATCGCGCGTGTTCATGCCTTCCGTGGCGCCGACCAGAGCCGCACCGCCGACAGGTGAACCCGTAAGCAGTGTGCCACCGACAAAACGCACGCCGCCGCTGGCGACGCTGTTCAGAACCTGCGCCGCGACGCCGGACCGGCGCGGATCGGAAGCGAACTGCTGAATGACCTTGGTCGAGGCAATCGCCTGGTCGCGCTGCACGGTATCCGGGTCGAGTTCAACGACGGAGGATTCCGGCACGGCCATGCCCGCGGCGCCGGCCTGCAACGCGCGTTCCTGCAAAGGCTTAAGCGCCAGATTGGCGAAGGCCGACGTGGCGGCGCTGGCGGCAGCCTCGTAAGTGGCTGCCGCACCACCAGCAATGCCCTTGAACGGCGCCTCGATATTCTCCAGAGCGATTTCGCTGCCGCTGACCGGAGGTTCGACCGCGGTCGGCATCTGCGACAAGGCATCGAAGCTGGTCGTGGTTTCGCGCGGGGAAAGGCCCAGTGGCATCTATCGGCCCCGGTAGAACGATCGCGTGCCCATGCCTTTCGGCTCCTTGCGGGCATAATCGGTCGGAGATTCCTGCATCGACACCGGCGTAAAATTCACATCCGGCGGCGTGTTCAGGTCGATCACCGCGCCCTGCACAGGGACAGTCCCCGAATAGGCTTGATACACCCCATCGGCGTGCGGCAGCGGCACAAAGCGCATCAGATTGAAGCGATACTCCGCTGGGTCGTAGCCCGCCTTGGTCATCGCCGGGCTGTAACGCGCCGCCATCTCGTTGACGAAGGTATCGTGCGTCATGCCCGGTGGGACGAGTGTTGGCCCGTTGAAGTCGACGACCGGCGCAATGCGATTGGCCACGTTGCGCATCGTGTCCTCGTCCAGCACCTTGCTGTTGCGCTTATCCGCAGGCAAAGCCGCGGCATACGCGGCTTTCGCCGCATCAAGATTCAAGCGTGAGTTGTCGACGTAGGAACCGAATGCCTGTCCCTTGTTCGTGTTCCACCACTGCTCGAACAGCTTCGGATCGACCGCCACACCAAGAACCTTTTCGTCTTTCAGTGCGCTCGATCCGGTCAGGATCAACTGTGCCATTTGCGCGTCATAAGGGGCGACCGCTCCCGCCACCGCCATCATCGGCGCCTTCGGTGCAATCTGCTGCATCAGTGCGCTGTAGCGATCGGAATGCTCGCCCGCGGCCACGCGCGCAGAGGTCAGGTACTGCACGATCTGCGAAGGCGGTCCCTTGGACAGAAAATCCGTCAGGCCCGCAGCTTCGGAGTCGCTCAACGGCTTGTAATCCTTCATGCCCCAGGTGCGCTGCAATTCGGCCGCCTGCTCGTAGCGCGCTGCCAACGGCCCGGTCAGGAACTGCGGATTGCTCATGTCCAGCGGCTTTGTCAACTGCAGACTCTGCTGGTCCTGGCCCACCGGGTCGGCGATGCGCTTGTTGTTGATGTCCGCGGCCGCGGCGTGCAGGGACTGACTGCGCGCCTGCGCGGTCGCATAACCGAAACTGCCGGGAGCGTTGGCTCCCATCTTGGAATCGGCCTGCGCCAGGATGTCACGCGTCTGCGCCGGAGTTGCCGTCGCAAGCTGCGAAACGGCGCTCCCGTACCACTGCGCCTGCATCAGCCGGTTATTGATCGCAGCGCCTTCTGCGGAGCCGAAGGTACGCAGCACCTGTCCCGGATCGACCGACTGCACCGGATTCTGGCCGGAGTTGTAGGCCGCCTCCACATCGCCGATGGTCTGCCGCAAGGACGCCTTCTCGCCGGCATCGTCATGCCGCAACTGCGATTGCGCGTGCGACAGCACGGCCTCGCGCTGTGACGGCGGCAAGTCGTTCAACCATGGCAATGGCGTCTTGGCATCGGTATCCGGCGCCTGCGCCGTCTGCGCGGCAAAGCCTACCGTGCGCTGCATGCGATCGCGCATCAGCGTCTCGAAATGATCGCGTACCTGCCCGGCCGTCATGCCGGCCACGCCATTCGCCGCCGCCGCCGCATCGGGATTTTCCTGTCCGGCACGCGCGAAGACGTCACGAATGGGCATGTTCGCAGGAGCCTTGGCCAGTGACCCGGCGAACCCCAGCCCCCACTGCGTCGAATAAATTTCACCCGGGGAGAGCTGGCGCTTGAGCGAATCGCTCAGGGCACGCGAGTTGTCGGCGAGGTTCTTGACGCCCAGTTGCGCCTGTGCATCCGGGTCGTTGCGATTTCCCGGCGTGCCGCCTTTTTCGGCCCACGTCGAGTCGATCATCTGGAACAGACCCTGTGCCGTGGCTCCGGGCAACGGATTCTTGCGCGTCGGGTCGAACGTGTCGTTCTCGATATTGGCCACGGCCAATGCCACGTTCGGGCTCAGGCCGGCGCGCTGCGCCTGCGGCGATACGTTGCCTGCCGCGTTGACGATCTTGCCGGTGATTGTGTCCGGCGCCGAGGGCGTTACACCCAAGATGGCATTGACGGTATTCTGCGGGTGCATGCGCGCCCACGACAGGGCCGCGGCCTGCGCGTAGGTCGCATCGACCTTGTTCGTCAGCGTGATGCGGTCGGTCGGATGCAGGTCCCCGGACAACGTGTTGATCGTCTCGATCTGGTTCTTCTTCAGTGCCTCGTACTGCGTCGGGTCGGCATCGAGCGTGGCCGCATCGTGCTGGATGGACTGATCGAACGTGTTGATTCGCCACGCGCGGTTCGTGCCGATCTGCCACGATGCCGCCTGATTGTAGAAACGGTTGTGCAGCGTGGCTGCCTGTTCGGCCGCGATCTTCTTCAGGCGCGGGTCCTGATATTGGTCGATGAATTGCCCGTACCAGTCGTCAAACTTGCTCTTGAACGTATCGACGTAGCCGGCGCCATTGACCGGCATGTTGGCCTTCTGCTGCTCCATGTAGGTCGAGAATTTCTCATCGGCCGACATGAGGTTCTGCTTGATCGAAGTGACGCCGTCGGAAATCTTCTGCTGATAATTGATGCGGTTCATGTCCGCCGCGAGGCGGGAGCCTTCCATGCCGACATGCTCGATCGCTTCTCCGACGGCCGGCGTGAAACTGGCACCTTGCGCGCGCGGCAGTGCGCCCGTCGCAGCTTGCGTGTCGACCGGATCGTAGGTGATGGAAGGCATCAGAGCCCGCCCGTGCTGCCGCCGCTACCGTACAGGCTACGGAAATTGCTGTAGTTCGCCGCGGTTCCCAGCGCGCCACCGACGGCGCCGATCCACCCGGCAGTTTGCGCACGCGAGGCATTACTGCCGGCCACTTGCGCCTGGTACTGATCGTACGTCGATTGCTGCAGATCGCCGGTCGCCTGCACGGCGCCGCGATAGCGCGTATTGAGCGCGGACAGTTCCAGATTCGTGCCGGCTTGATCGAGCGCGCCGACATTGGTGCCGACCAAACCGCCGCCGGACTCGATCATGCGCGCGCGCTCGAAGGACAACTTGACGTCGTTATCCCGGCGCTGCGCCAGTTCGTTGGCGCTCGCCGACGCCATCGCCGCGTTGGCGTTGTCGCGCTGGATGGTGGCGTTGTAGGTCGCGGCCTGCTGCTGCGACTGGTAGGACGCCTTCTGCGCCTGCGCAGCCGAAATGGCGCCTATGGCTGTAACCGCAGCCGACACAGCCAACAATGCAACCGGTGCCATCAGCCTATCCTCGCATACAACCAGAAATCGTCACCGGTGGGTGCCCAGTGTCGCATTCGTCCTTCTCGTTGGAACCCCAGCAGTTCCGCCCACCGCACTGCCGCATCGAACCGGCAATCCACCGCAGTTTCGATCCGGCCCTTTCCATGATACTTCAACCACCGCTGGATCGCCCGCGTGAGCGGAACCAGCGCCTTCCCCGCGTCGTCGGACAGGAACGCCCACACGTAGCGCCTGCCCTCCCAGTGATTGACCAGTCCGATACATGCGATGGGTTCTCCGTCAACCGTTGCCGTGAAACAATCCCCTGCTTCCTTCAGCGCCATGCCATGCTGCACACTGCTCGCCGATTCCTGCAAGCAGGATTGCATCGGTTGCAGCTTGAGCGTTTGAAGGTCGTAGGGGTGAAATTCGCGAACCTCCATCAAGAGTCATCCGACACTTCGCCCAGGAACCCTCCAGCCACGATCGTGAGCGGCAACGGCTGCTCCTGCCGTACCGTGAACCGGCCACTGCGATCCCAGTCGCCGCGGAAGGTCTGGCGTTCCGTATCGCCCGTGTAGATCGGCGGCGGGTTGTCGTCCGGCGTACTGACAGGCCGTGGCGCAATTTCTTCCAAGTCACCGATGCTGGTGCCCAGTTTCAAGCCCAGCGAATTGAGCAACCGGATCGTCGCTCGCGTCAGTTTGCTCAGCTTGCCGATGGAGCCTCCGGCAACGTTCCCCTTCTCCGGCCGCATGGAGGTGAACTGGCACGGAGACTTCAGCCCCGCCTGTACGATCGAGGCCGGATACTGCAGGTCGATGTCAATGCCGCCCGTAAGAGGAGCCACCTGATCCGGCTGCACACCGCCATCGGCCAGGAATGATAGCGTCTGGCCGTACCAGCACGACGGAATACTACTGGCCAGAATCTTCGTGACTGTCATTCTCCATCCGTTCGCCGGAATCGGATTGAACTCAAGTCCCGGCGGCCACTGCGCAAGGATGGTTGTCTCCACGATGGACGTGGTCAGGAATTCGGTGATCAGCGCGACGCCTTTTGCGGCCTTGGGATAGGTCAGCCCATCGTCGCCGATTTCCGTTGTCTCCCAGTCGTAGTGGATATAGCGGCCCACGTCCGTGTTGGCAAACACAGGCACGTTCGTTGAAAACCCGACGTTCGCCTGCCCGACATTCGTGTAGCCGGACTCCGGCGTCAGGATAGCGTCGATCGTATTGTCCAGCGTCAGCCCGGCGTCGACATAGAACGCATCCTGCTGATTTTCTCCATGGAGATTGGCAAACGGCTGCTCGATGCGCTCGATCGTGTACTGCGTCGTGACATTGCCGAAGTACGTCGTCTGTCGCTTGACGGTCAGGTACACGTCATCCCATTCGCCGGTCGAGTTGGGCACGACGCACATGCTGATCACCTTGCCACTCGCTCCGACATCATGTCTTTCCCAATTGTGGACATCCTGCTCCGGGCAGTAGATGAAGGAAATGAGGTTGCCGTTTCCCAGCGTCATCCAGATCGAGTAGAACGGATTGCGCGCGTTGGCCATCGCAATCACGCCGCCCTCGGTGATGTGCTCGGACAGGACGGTCTTGTCGTTCGACACGTAAGACCCGGACGGCCCCGCGGTGAACTGGAAACTCGATTCGCGCAGCCTTCTTCCGGGCTTGTCGATGAACAGGGTGTACTGCTGCTGCCGGATGGGCGTGACAGCCCTGCCGCCAAACTGCGACTGCTCGGATACCTGCACGTTCAGCGGGCCGAACGGATCGGAAATCGACTGCGGCCCGATCAGGAACTCTCCGCCGGTCGTCCCGACAAAAAGCATGTCGGCGCCGGATAGCGAAACAATATTGTTGACCTGCGTCGACTGACAGGCGACGGTAACGGCAGAGTCTTCCAGCACTTCGCCAAAATACAGGTCCGCGAAGTTGGCATAATCGCCGACCACGCTCATCCATGTGCGATTCAGGCCCCCTGCACCACCTGCGAAGGTGAGACGCTGACGGAAGAAAGCCACGACGGCCGGCCAGCCCTGGTTGTTGCTCCATGCGCCCAGTTCCCACAGGTAGGTGGTATTGCCGGCGCCGATGACCGCGGTCGGCAGTTGGCGCAGCACGACGGCCTGCACATGCTGCGCATCCGAAAATGCCGTGATCTGCACGACGCCATAGCCGCAGTCCTGATAGCTCCACTCGACGCCGGTCGAGAAATAGCCAGGGCCGCCGATAGGGTCGATCGTTGTGGTCTGGTCCCCGTCCCACGCATTGCCGGACGTGTGAGTCAGGGTGACGCCGCCGGTCTGCACGAAGAGAAGACTGGAGCCGTGCGGAGGCGCCGGCCCAGACGCCACTGTGACAGCCTGATAGGTGTTGAACCCGCTGCGTCTTTGTACTCCGACGGCAATGTTCGGCGTCATCTGTCCCGGCTGCCACGGCTTCGTGGTCGTCAGGTCCTGCTGATGAATACGCATCAAGGACCCGACCATGTCCAGCGTGAAGATGCCCGGCGGCGTGCAGGTCACCGTAACCGCGCTGCCGATCGTCACGCCACCATTGACGTAGACCTGCAACTGCTGGTTGGGATTGCCGTCCTGCCACGGGCCATCGACGAAGTTCAGCGGCGCCAGCGTCCAGTTCTCTGGGCCAAAAAACGACAGCACCTGCGGTGGGTATTTCGGATGCGCCAGATAGATGACATCGGCCGATTCCGCGGCCGAGATGGCTGGCGTGCCATCGTCGTTGAACAAATCGGCCTGCGTGTACGGCGTTGTTACTTCATACGGAGTGAAGATGCCGCCGACCTTGCCGCCGTTGAAGAAAAATTGCAGGACGTTGTTGCTGAAGGCCAGCACGTAGCTTTCGGTCGCCGACCGCGAGAAACGAATCAGCAAACTGGGGAATGTACTATCAAGCCCGTTGCCGATGTACCGAGTTCCCCCGCGACGCGTTGCCGGACCCTGCACGGTCGGCAACATGTTGAGCATCGTCTTGCCGCCCTTCATGTACTGCGGCATGTCGCTGCGGCCTTCCAGCAGCGGTGACAGCTCGCCGCAGTTGAACGAGTTCCAAGGGATCGACACCTGGCCCATGACTAACTACTGATCCGGGCCAGCATCCACGTATCGTCGGGGATCGTGGCCGGTGGGCTTTCCAGCGAGCGGAACTTGATGGCCTGCGCCAAGGCTTGGTTGTAGCCTTGCTCCATCCGCGGGAACTTGGCGTTCGATCCGGTCACCGTCTCGCACAACTCCATGGCTAGAAACCACGCAAAGGCTTCCTGAAAGTACGTGTCAAACTTGTTCGGATCGGTGATGCGCGCGGAGTAGATGATAGAAATCGGCGTGCCGATGTTCGACCACAACTGATTGCCGACGATGTGATAATCCTGGCACATCGCGTTGTTGTAATCGGACAGGTTGACTCCGGGCATGCCCAACACCGTCAGCGGAACCTGTGTCGTGCCCGGCGGCAACGTGCCATAGTTCTGCGCGGGGCCGGCCCACACCAGGCGAATGAAATCGCTCGGCAGGGAATAGGCGAAGGTGTACTGAAACGGTGGCGCCGTCGTCAGCGCCGGCAGCGCGGCATAGGACAGCGAAAAGTTCCAGCCCATGCGCAGCAGGATGTCGCGCAGCGGACCGTACTGTTCGGCGAAGATTTCGTTGACGACGCCGGGATCGGAAAACGAATTGATGCGCGGCTTACCGAGTTTCAGCAGCGCAAGGTTTGCAATTCCAACATCGGATGCCATGCGGCATCCTACGTGATCGCATCGTAGACGGCAATAAAGCCCAGACTGACGCCGCTGGCGTCGAACACTTCGATTTTCTTCACCACCGTGCCCGGCGTGGCGGCCGTTGCCGAGTTACCGACACCCAAACCAGCGGTCGTCAGAACCTTGCCGGTGACGATGGCATTTGTCGTGACGGTGATGGTCGAGGCGAACGTCGGTGCCGTGGCCAGTACGATACTGCCGGTGCCTGTCTTGGCCGTGGACAGGTCGGCGACCGCCAATTGCGCGACGGTGAAAGCGCCGCCAGAACTGGTCTGCATGACGACCTGGCTCGTGCCGCCGGTGGCCGATAGGTTCGCGCCTGTCCCGCCCCATTGCACGCCGATGGCCGTGCCGTGCCAGACGCCCGTGGTGATCGTGCCGACGGTGACAATGTTGGCCGATCCGGCATCCAGCACGATCGTGCCGGTAGCGTCAGGGAAAGTGAAGGTCCGGGTGACCGACAGGCCGGAAAAATCAAGGTTGGCATTGGCCATGTCAGAACTCCACGACAACAGGAACAGTGGTGGGCGTGAACGTCACAATTGCCTCGCCGATGAACTGTAGCACCCCGGACGGATTGATGTCCGTGCCGCTGCCGGCATAGATCGTCGGCCCCGGACAACCGATAAAGACGGACACGCCGGGCGTCCCGACGTTGACCGGAACGTTCGGGTTGGTCGACACATAGATCGAATGCCGACCGTAGCGGCCCATGTTACGGCGGCCCGAATGGATTTGAGTTCGGGTTCTGCTCGATGAGCGTAAGCATCTGCCGTACGACCAAAGCCAGGTCCTCACGCGTTACGACCTTGGTCGTGTCGTACATCAACTGCACGTCGGTGCTGGTCGTGATCGTGCCGCTGCCGTTCGCCACCGTGTAGGTGTACGGGTTGCGGTCGACGATGTTCCAGCCTAGCGAATTGACGGCCATGAGTTAGCTCGGGGCAAAACTGCAACGGCAGAACAGCGTGCCGGCCACGGTGGCGCCCGTGGTGGACGTGCCGACCACGTCGTAGACGACGACCGGATCGGCGGAGAGACCCAGCAATTCCCACACGCGCTTGCCGGCCGTGGTGAACGCCAGGTTGACGTAGCGTTCCTCCGTCACCACTACCGCGCTGGCGCAGTTGATCGACGTGGCGAACAAATGGTCCGCATTCGTCGCGGCCACCGCGCCGGTGTTGGTGAAGTACAGGCCCAGGCTGATCGCCCCAGCCGTCAGGGCCGTGGACCCGAACGATAGGCCGTGGATGACATCGGACGATTTGACCCGGCCGAAGCGATACGTGGACCCGGCCAGGTCCGTGCCGACGACCGGAATCGCACAGTACGAACTCCAGATCAGCGTGCTGACGCTGTCGGCGCCGGCACCATTGGCGATTAGCGGCGTGGCGTAGGAGTTGGTGAGGAGGTTACCCAGGTTGTTGTTGATTGCAGCAGCCATATCAGCTCTCCGCGCAAAGGGCAGCTTGGCACTTGGGCTCCTGGAGGCGCGTCGCGCCAACCATGAGCATCGTGCCGACCTCGAACGGATCACCGATCAGGTCATAGCGGGGGACGATTCGGGTCTTTTCATCCTGCCATACACCGGAACGCATGCCGGACTTGACCCAGATCGGACATTTCCGGTAACTGTTCGCGTCCACCGGCAGGCGTTCGGAGTGCTTGAACTCAAAGCCCATAAAGCGCGTGATCTGGCCATCCTCCAGAACGGGCTTGTCCTGGAAGTCGAGGCTGATCGCCTGCGCCTGGTTGAGCATGTCGTCCAACTGGATCGCCGACATCGCGGCGTACGCGCTGTCGTATTCCAGGTCGACTTCGGCCTGCAACATCTGCTTGCGCGCGCCACGCAGCTTCGGCACGTTCATGCCGGTGGGCGTGGCACCCCCGGCGCTTCCCACCGTGACGGCCTGGAAGTTGCCGCTCGGGAAGGCAACCGTCGTTGACGGCGCGTTACCTGTCGTCGAGGTATTGCCGGTCAGGGCGTTGCCGAAGTAGTTGGCAATCCACACATCGTCCTTCTGGCGGTTGGCCGCGAAGACGAAATCCTGCGCGATCCAGCCGTCGGGGCTGATCGCCATTTCCAGTTCTTCGTAGGTGTCGACGATATCGGACACCCAGTATTTCTGCGGGTAAATCCAACGGCGGTCGGCCGGCGTATCGGTGATGGGCTTGGGCTGCACGCGGCCGGTGACAAGCGACATGGTCGTCGCGCCGAACTGTTCGGTCGCGGTCGCGCCGCTGCCCATGTAGGTGCGGATGGTGGACGACGCCCACAGGCGCGCCGGCATCTGCTGAACCAGGAATTCCACCTGGTTCGTGAAGTCGGTGACGAAATAGACAGGTACGTTATTGGCCACGATGGCGCTCCGAAACGACAACCCTCAAAGGGGTCGGAAGGGTTTCGGGTTAGCGCCTTGTGGGCGGCCCTGATATGGAAGTTGCCGGTTGGCCTTATCGGGCCGGCAATTGCGAACTTACTCCGATGGGATTGCGTTTGTCAAATCTCGACCATGCCGTCGCCGGCAATGGCCTTCTGCAGTCTTTGCCAATGCGCCACCGCGCCCTTGTCGCCGGCACGCGCGCGACGCAGCAGGTCCGCGCCTTTTTCCTGCAGTTCGGCCTTGGCGCGATTGGGCGTCATGCCGAATCCGGCCGCAGCATCGCCGACAGATGCAGCGTTGTCCTCGCGCGTGTTCAAGCCGGCCAGGTGCAGCAGCTTCAGTGCGTTCTTCGAGCCGATCGCTGCAGCCATCGGGATGAATCCCTGGTCCAGGTTCAGCCCCAACCCTCTCATTGCCCTTCGGGCGAATTCCATGTTCTCGTTGTACTTTTGTCCCCACTCGCTGCGCAGGGCCTGGTCGGCCGCGTTCTGATCGTTGACGACACGCACACGCTCGGCTTCCTGCGCCGCGGCGGCGCGCTCCAGGTCGATCGTCGCCAACCCTTGCGCCTGCTTCTGGCTGATGCCCAGCTCGTGCAGCTTGGGAGCGAGCGCCTTGGCCAGTTCGCCATCAACGCCTTCGGGAAAGGCGTACTTGTCCGGCGACTCGGGGCGACCAAGGCGGTTGTATAGCGCATCGTACCCCTCCTTGTCGGCCTCATCTTTTGGCAGCATGACCTTGTCGCCGGCACGATACTGCTTTTCCAATTCAAAATACTTTGAGACGACTTCCGGCAGCGCCTTCGGGTTGTTCCAGCCCTTCTTCTCCAGGTTGCCTTGCAGCTCCGGGGGCAAGTCGGAGTACCAGAACTTTTCTGCCGGCGGCGTTCCCCCGTTGACTGGTGGAGTTCCACCATTCGTCGGTGCAGGTGTACCGTTGGTCGGATCGCCTGCCAGTGCTGCGGCGGCGGCGCCGTGGTTATTCGGGTTGTCGGTCATGTTCGACTCCTATGTGGATGGCGTCCTGCACCAAGGATAGCGCGGTTCGGTCGGGCAGGTTGAGCATCTGGTTGATGTGGTGCCACACTTCCGCCCTGCCGATGGCGATCAGGGTGGCTTCCGTGTCGATGCGGTTGACGGCATCGAACTGTGCCGGGGATTGCATGCCGCCGGTGACTTTCAGTAGGTCACCAATGACCAATTCTGACAAGTTCGTCGTCATGCCGTTCGGGGCCAGGAACAATCGCTGGTACGCATGCTTGACATCGACCGCGGTAACCTTCCTAGCCACCCAGGCCGGCTCCCGGCGTGATGCTCGACCCGCCCTTGCTGGCGTCGGACAGGTTCTTGATCGCCTGGCTAGCCGGGCCCGCCAGTTGCGCCATGTTGGTCAACTGCTGCTGCTGAATCGCCTGCTGGTCCATCGCCTGCTGTTCCTCAGACGTATTCAGGATACCCGGCGGTGCGTCGTTCGACATCGCCAGTTCCTCGAACGTGCGCGGCAGGTTGATCATGCGCGTCATCAGGTCCGGTTGCGCCTGGAAGAGCGGCGCTGCTTGTTGAAGCGTCATGTTGATGGCCAGCGCCTTGCTCTGCTTCTGCGCGGTCTGCGAGAAAGACGTGTACTGGATATCGATGTCGACCTTCCGGCCCCTGAGGACCTGGGGCGGTTCCGGCAACTGGCCGGCGCGATGCAGGATGTCCAGTTCGCGCGTGATGATCGGCCCCATCAGCTCGTTCTGGATACGGCCGATGATGGGCGCAACGAGGTAACCACGCTCCTGCGCCAACTGCAGCACTTGGGTTGCCGTCATGTTCGGATGTTCGGACAGGATGGAGATAATGTCGTTCAGGCAGGCGCGTCTGACAACGGCCTGCTTCATTTCCAACTTGTCCTTCAGAACATCGAACTTGCTTCCGGACGGAAGAGGGCGGATCAGTTCCTTCCCATCAGGCGTGAGATAGCCGGCGTTGACGCTGTTGCTGCGCAGGTTGAAGGCCGGCAGGTTGATATTGTCGACAGTGAGGTAGGGCGGGTCAGCGGCGCGCTGCGTGATGCGAATGTCCGCCTTCTCCATTTCATTGAGCTGAAGAATCGTCGGCAGGACATCGACGCAGGGACCACGGCCATAAGTTTCCCGACTGTTGACACGGTAACGGGGAATCATGATCGGCTGCGTGTAATACCCGCCGCGCTTGACCGTCTGCTGCGTCTGCTTGCACACGATGAAACTGCTGATCGGTTTTGCGTTGCCGACATCGTCGTAGTCGCCGTCATTCGGCTCGATGCAGTGGATGAAGGTCCAGGTCTTCTCGCTGTTCTGCTTCTGCACGTACTCGTCCGCGATCTGGTCAGGGACTTCGTCGATGATGCCCTTGTTGTAGGCGTCCTGCACCGCTCGCGGCGTCATGTCCCACTCGCGATGCACGACATCGATCATGCCGACCGCGTTCTCCATGCCGAAGGTATAGGCGAGAGGCAGGCTTCGGTAACGAATGCCAACTCCTACGACATCGTCGACCAGGAACGGACCGTTGCCGAAGGTCATGATGTCGCCCAGGGTTTCGTGAATCTGCGACTGGAAGTTGGCTGTAGGAGCGTAGCGAACTCCGAAGAGCGTGTCCGTCACCTGCTCCAGCCACTGCCGCACGATGAGCTTTCCTTGCAAATCCTTGTCCTTCGCGGCCAAGCCATGCCACTGCCGTGAGGAAGGGCACAACAGGCTTTCCAGCGCCGCCACGCCGTTCTCGACCGCCATGGGCGCCGTATCGTCAAACACGCGGTTCGTACGGCGCTGGCCCTCCGCCCACTTGGTCGTGAAGTCGGCCTGATTCGGCCGGACGCGCTCGGCCACGGTCTGCCAGAGAGTGTTGAAGTTGCCGCGCGTGGCGTACATCTGCTCATGCCTTGCGAGCACGATGCCGGCGGTCTTGTCATCCTGCTTGTCGGGTTGCGGGGCCTTGCGTTCGGTGCGCTTGTCGCGCTTGCGCGTGGTCACTGTCCGAGGAGCTTGGCGATCTGCGTCTGCGGCGCCGAGGGATTGGTGCCAGCCAGCACGTTGGCAGCCGCGCCGCGGCGCTGGCGCAGATCATTCGACTGCTTCTGGTTCTGCGCCGCCTGATCCACCGTCGGCGGCGGCGGGATCGGCATTGGCGCGGGCAACTGCGGCTGCTTGCCGCCGCCGAAAAGGCCACTCACTTGATCTGCTCCACCACCTGCCGCGTGTCCATGTCGGCCACCGTCAGGCTCCTGCCGTTGCCACTGAAGGTCGGGTGCCGCGGTGCGGCCTCGACGGCCTTCTTGAACGCGATCTTCTGCGCCTCGGTCGGTTCGTCCTCGGTGAATTCGATCTTGCCGCGATAGCGCAGTCTCCACCACTTGCCGCTGATGCTCTTGATGACTTCTACGTGCGTGTCGCTCATGCGTCTCTCCCGAGAACATCGTCTTCCGCGCCAATGGCGTATCGCTGCTTCTGCCCGTCTTCCAGACGATCCCAGTCCGACTTTACACCCCGGCCTTCGCCCTGCGCAACAATCTGTCCCAGCATGTTCTCTACGCCCGTGCGATAGGAATCGGCAGCATGGCTGGAAAAATCATGCAGAGGCGTGTCGTTGTAGCTGCGTGTTTCGGTGTTCCACACACGCCTGTACTGGCGCAACTTGTCCAGGCCATCCTTCGTCAATTGCTCGTCGAACACGCAGGTCGGCAGAAAGGTGCGAACCTGCTGAATTGACAACTGCAGGGATTTGGTCGGGTTGGGACCGGGGCGGCGTACGGGGTGCCGATAGTCTTTCTCGACCACGTCAGCCAGGCTTGCACCGCCGCGTTGGCTCAACTGGCGATGATAGGCGTCGTGCGGCAGGACATGCGGGGAATAGCGGTACTCGCTACGCCGCAGGTTCGTGGCGTCGTCCTCGTCGCTGCACTTGCCGTTGAGCACGTCGATGTAGTAGTCGATACCCACGCCTGCTGCTTCGTAGTAGTCGATGACGCGGCGCTCCCTGCCGACATGCTGCACGAACCAGATCGCCGTGTCGTCTCTTATCCCTAAGTCCCACCAGCACTCGACCAGGAAACCGGGATCGTAGGGCACACGCATGATCTTGCCAGCCCTCTCCATGCGCTCGATCACCGGGCCGTAGTAGCTGCCGGGGATGGCCGCCTGAAAGCTACAGTAGTATTCCTGCGCGATGATGGCTTGCGCTTCCTGCGCGCCACGCTGCGCAGTCAACTGGCGTTCTTCGTCCGTGATCGACTTCTTCGTGATTTCCTTTCTGGTTTCACGTGGAACATCTTCAATGCGGTCGTACGTCTTCCCCATGAAGACAAACGCCTTGCCGCGTGCCTTTGCGCTGGCGAAGTTGGCATAGACAATCGCGTCGGTGTCGTCGACCGTCTGCAGTTCGGCAAACCAGCCGGCCTCCTGCCCCTCCGGGCTGCGCGCGTACTCGTACAGGCCGTGAAAATGGTTCCTCCCGCAAGGCGTGCTGATGAAGGCCGCAATCCCGCCGTTGTTCATCAGGATGGGGCTGATCTTCTGCCATGCGATCGGGTTGGCATAGGCATACTCGGAAAAAACCACCAAGATCGGCGGCGATCCGATCAGGGACTGGAAGTTGTCGCTGCCGACGACCTGCCATGTGCTGCCGATCTTCAGGCGCATGAACATGTCGTTGTCGCGCCAGTTCGACCGAATGTCTTCAGGAAAGGCTTGGTCGATCAACCTTACTCCGGTGAATTCATCCACCGCGTCCCAGATTGCCTTCTTCGCTTGGCTGGCTTCCGGCAGCATGTGCCACGCGCCACCAATGCGCTTGTGCAGGTTGAAGCAGGTCGAGTTCAGCAGCAGCGCGTCCTTACCCCAGCGTCTGTGGTTGACGCCGACATAGCGCGTGCCGCCCTTGGTCAGGTAGTTGTACGCCGCGTTCTGATAGGGGCGCGTGTGCCAGTTGTGGGGAATCTGAACTTTCAATCGTTGTCCGGCAACGGATTGGACACCGGTCCACGGCGCAACGTGTGCGCCTTTTCCTTGTCGTCGTGATACTCGAACACGAACTTGTTTCGCCCCAGGCCGTTGCCAATATGCATGGGAACGCCTGCCACGCCTATCGGGATACGAAGGTCGTATCTTTGCGCGACCTGAGTCCACAGTTCGTGAAAGCAGTCGGCCACGTACTGGCTCACCCACACCTTGCTCGGTTCAATCCCGCGTGCGCGTGCGTTATTGATCGCCTCGCGAATGTGCCGATAGATATCGCGGCCCGTTTGGGCTTTGCCGTGCAAGTGCAGGCGTTGTTCAGACATCGGCGATCATCCAACGATGGCTTTGCCCAGATGACGCCGCGGCTCCATGCGGTCCTTCCAGTTCACGTACTGACCGCGCAAAACGGGATCGTCGATGCGGAACAGCTTGCTGTCCTTCAGGTTGCACGACAGCCAGTGAATGTAGTTTGGATCGACTATCAGGCAGTGATTTAAATCGCCCCACATCCTGGCAAATTTTCGTGCCACATCCTTCCACTCTTCCGCCGTGCGGTCGGTATCCCAGTCGAACGGCATCGGTACCAGTTCCAGCATCAGCGGGTCCTCAACGGCTGCTTGTACGTCACGTACCACACGGTCTTTTGAAAATCGAAAAACGAACGGACCTCGACGTCACGGAATCCCTGCGCACGACGCAATGCCGCAGTGGAAAGTGCCCAGGCATGGTCGGTCATCGGCGAGGCCTTGGATGTGTGCTGTATGGCTTAATACTATACCGGGCAGCGAGGCTCACGCGCATTTTCCGCCCCTCCCACCCCTGCGCCGGCCTGCCCATCCCTACAACGGGTCCTCTTTCGTCTTGTGCGCCAGCGCTGCGGCCGTCGCAAGCTGCGCCGTAGCCTGCACAGGCGCCTGCGTGGCATCGATCAGCTCGACCTGCAGGCGCAGGTCGGCGTCGACCTGGAGCTTGTCGCCGTAGCGCTTGGGGTCCCACTTGGCCAGCAGTTTCAGGCGCGTGTCGACACGCAAGCGGCTGCGCTGAATGTGGTCACCATTGGCAACCCACCCTGCATCCTCCTCGCCATGCCGCTCCATCCAGTCATTGCGAGCGTCATCTGCAATCTTCAAGCAATCAGCAGCGATGGCGTCGAAACCCAATTCCCGCGCGCGGGCGATGGCGGACGAAAAGGTTGGGTTTTCCTCGATCCAGCGGCGGATCGTGCGCGATGTTGGCGCTTGTGGCAGCTCGCGGCAAATTTGCTCCAGCGGTTCTCCGCTGCTAAGCCGCTCTGTGATCTGCTCTGCAATGGCCGGATCGAACATGCCGCGCAATATCGGGCGTCTGCGCTGGCGTTGTCAAGAGGGAGAAGCGCACGCAAGGAAAGCGTGGCTGCTTTTATTTTCGGCAATTTTCGCAAAGCTAGCAGGACTTTCAGGACATTTCGCTGTATATGCCCTAGATGCTCGCTATAGGGGATATAGCAGAATGTCCTGAAAGTCCTGAAACTACCGTTCGTCTGCCATTTTACTACCGTTCGTCGGTTTATGCTGTACATGTACAGTCGCAACAGGTGTATAGTCTGCACACGGTCAGGTCGATGACCGGATACCTGGAGTCTGACGAATATGTTAAGCAAACCTGAACATGTTCTCTCGTCTCAGTCGATGAATATTGATGAACGCTGCCGGTATTTTTCGTGGGAAGCATTCGCACATGTTGCGAAGCGCACGTTCGTTGTCGGGCTGCGTGCGCAAAATGCTGACCTTGATGTAATAGCAGGGTTGGCCGATCGCATCATCGCGCTCAGGACGCAGCAGGCAGCCGCGCAGGTGACACCATGAGCGCGCGCGATGCTTTCACGCAGGCATACATTGAGGCCGCATTGTGGTCGTCTACCGGCGACGATGGCGAACCGTTGGATGCGCAATATACGCCCGGCGATATCGCGCCGCGCACGTTGCAGCAGATGCAATCGGATTGTGAGGCGTTCCAATATCACAATGCGGATGCGCTGGCGCAAGCAGGCGACAATGCGCAAAACGGCCACGATTTTTGGCTAACCCGCAACAGGCACGGCGCAGGCTTTTGGGATCGCGGCTATCCATCGGCGATTGGTAACGCGCTGACCGATGCGGCGCACTTGGCGGGCGACGTTAACTTGTACGTTGGCGACGATGGCCTGATTCACGCCTAAGACTGTCCTAGCGCCTTGCACGCAGCAGGGCGCTACGGCGGCACGGTTAGGTGCTGGTCACGACAACTGAGAGGGGTAATTTATGGCACGTATAAATCAAACTGAGCGCGACGAGTCGATCCGCAATTTGCGCGGGATGCTTAAGCCGGGAATGACGGTCTATACGATCCTGCGTCACTGCAGCGCATCGGGAATGTTGCGCGTGATTGATCTGGTGATACCGGTCAAGGAATATACGGACGTCTATCCGAAGCTGGACGATGGCAAAACGGACTGGGACGCCAAGCCGAAGCGCAAGTACACCGGCATGGGGTTCCGCACGTTGTCTTGGAATGCTGCTCGCGCGATGAATGATACATTTGACCGCCAGCGCGAAGGGATCAAGGTATCCGGCTGCGGCATGGATATGGGCTTTCATCTGGTCTACAACCTCGGCGCCACGTTGTGGCCGAAGGGGACAAAGAAACCGCATAGCTCGCGCAACGGCGAACCGGACACGTCCGGCGGCTACGCGCTCAAGCAAAGGTGGCTGTGATGAACGCGCGCACGACGCCGACGAATGCGCAAGCTGATATCGCTGCCAATCCTGCGGCTGCAGAACATGCAATGCGCAATATGCGCGCTCAGTTGCGCACCCTCCGCGCGCAGAATGCCGAGCTGGTCAAGGCGCTGCATGATGCGCGCAAGTGTTGCAGCGACATGTACGCCGCTTACCACGCAGGCACGCCATACCATAAGCGCATGACGATGCAGGATCGCCTAGCGAAGATTGACGCCGCGCTCGCCAAGGTGCAGCCATGATCACGCGCGTGAAAATTCATCACTTCGCCTCAGCCCCAGGCTTGGCCCTCGTGCGCATCTTCGACACGCGCGGCAGGTTGCGCAGTGTTTTCCTGATCGACTCACAACAGCAAAGGGGTACGAGATGAGGATGAGGAGCTATGTGGTTACTAACCCCGAGATGGCTGTTTTGTCATCTATTCGGAGAGGCTATACGCGGCTTGGTCAGATTTGCGCCGACCTGCACGTGTCGCACGACAACCGTGGGATTGTCATTTGTGCGTTGCGCTTGTTGCGCAAGAATGGTCGCGTGCTGTACAGACGGCAAAACCCTTATTTCGGGTGGAATCTCACAGAGGAGGGCTTCTAATGCAAGTCTCTCTGTGGCTCCTATTCACAGTCAACGCCATTGCATTAGCTATTGGTTATGTCGCTGGCATCATCCGCGCATCAGCCAAGTACAGCGCGCTGTTGGACCAGGCTACGAAAGAGATTAAGGCTAACTCCGCCGCTAACCGCGAGTTGTTTGCAACTCTCAAGCGCAAGGGGATTCACTAATGAAAATCACCCTTACCTATTCGCTGGCAATGGCTGCGTCGCGCGACGCTGGCAATCGCAGCATGCGCAAGGCTGGCCGTACACGTTGGAGTCGTGCGGACTGGAATGCAGCGGCTGAGAAGTTTCACAAGCTGCTGCCGCACATACAGCCGCACATGGTGCATCCATGAGCGGTGGCTCTATCGGATTCTACGTATTGTCCGTCGTCTATGGGGTAATCGCCGGCCATGACGCCATCAAAGCGTGGCGGTTTTGGGTCGGCTATCTTTTACTCTTTATCGCTTACTTCCTCGGGGTGGCGACAGCATTAGAGCATTGGGGGCTACTATGACCATCATCCTTACTTACCAAGACATCGAGCGCATCTGCGAATGGTTCCGCTGCTTGGAATCATCAGACGACGATGAGCTACCGGAAATCGAACCACAAGACCGCGCGCTTTACGACCGACTACGCGGCGCAAAAGGAGCTACGACATGACCACCTTCGACCTCTGGCTAACCCATCAGCCCACGGGTGACGACATCGAGCCGACGCAGCGCCATCTGGAAGACGCACGCGACCAGCTATCCGACGACGGTGGCGACATGCCCTCGGACGACCAGGTGTACGCGCTGGCGTGCATGCTGGCCGTCGAGGAGGCACGCGCGGCGCAGGACGAGGCCGACGAACACGCCGCAGAGTCGTCGCGCGAGGATTCGGAATACTTCGAGGGGGATGGGCCGTTATGACTTACAAACGCAAGCCCTACATGACCGCTTGGCGCAACAAGCGCCTGGCGGCAGGCGACACGCAGCGCAGCGTGTGGTTTACGCCGCAGGCATTGGCGCACCTGTTGGCAGCCAAGGGCACTCGCAGCGTCGAAGCCACGATTGCAGACGCCCTGGCTCGCGAGGCAGGGCGCGCCGAAGTGATCGAAGAGATCAAACGGCACGACGAAGCGCAGAAGTAGTTTTAGTCGTTATAAAGCCCAGCGCCTTGTGTAGAAGGGCTGGGCTTTATCTGCAATCCGCGCAGGTAATATGTGCCACCAATCCTTTCGCTGATATGGCCGCGTGTCGCCATCGCCTCGACAAATCGCCTGCGTCCCATCGCTCCTTCCCCGCTGACTTCTGCCCATGACTTGAAGTTGGCGTAAACGTCGCTTACCTTGCCGGAAAACGACGGCTGCAAAGCCAAGCACTCTTCGATCCATGTCGATAAAGCGTCCTGCGAGGCTAGATAATCACCCGTTGCGAGCCGCACCAGTTCCGGTGGTTCCAGTCCGATTCGCTGCCATTCCAGACACCCAGCTACGGCCCAGCGCAGTATCCCATCCGAATCGGCGCGCAGCCGGTCCTCAATGCGCCCGTCGGGCTTTTCAATCTTGTGGGTAAAGGGGATCAGATGCAGCCGGCGACGAATGGCATCGCCCACATTGCGGAACAGGGGCTTGTTGTTGGCAACAATCAGCAGCTTGTGCGTCGGAACGAATGAGAATTGGTCCTGCCGCATGAAGTTGGCCGTAATCGTGTCGCCGCCGGTCAGCTTGTTGATGCGCGCCTCGTTCCAGCGCGCGCCCTCGTTGATTTCTTCAGAAGATACCAGGCGCCTGCCCATGAAAGAGGCTAATTCGGTCTTGTGCTGGGGATTCTTCTGCTCAATGAACACATCGGCATCGGCAGTCCAGGCGTAGTCGTTCAGTACCCAGTTGATCGTGCGCAGGAATGTGCCCTTGCCGTTGCCGCCGTTGCCGTGGACGAAAAACAACGCATGGTCGCGCACACTGCCGGTCAGAAAGTAGCCCACGACGCGCTGCAGATAGCGCATCAAGTCGGCGTTGTTGTTCGTTGCATCGGCCAGAAACTGCATCCATGTCGGGCAATAACTGTCCGTTGCGGGAACGCCGCGGGTGATGCGTGTGGCGTGATCCTCTGGCCGCCCAGGCCGCAGCGATCCGTCGCGCAAGTCCACGATGCCGCCGGGCGTGTTCAGCAGCCAAGGATCGGCGTCCCAATGCTCTGCCGTGCGAGCGTGCGCCGGATCAGAGCGCGCGATCTTCTCGACTGCTTCGATGGTTGTCTTGGCCACGATGCCGCGGATGGTCGCCGCCGGGATATCGCGCGAGCGCGCATCGTAGGCCGCGGTACGGCATACCTGCCTGGCCAGTTCCATGACGATGCCGGTTGTGTCGCGCTCCCAATAAGCCCCACTCCAGCGCAGCCACTTGCTCCATTCAGCTACATGCCGCCAGTCCGGATTTTCCGTCGTGAACTGCGCCGCCAGTGTGTCGTGCCCGTACTGCGAGGGCAATTCAGCCTCGTCAACCTTTGGCTTCTCTTGCCGGCGTGTCCTGGCCTCCGTAATCGGCGTCACGGTAGCGGGCACTGGTTTGGATACCGCTACGGCTGCCTCAGACGGCGCAGGCGCCACGATGTTGTCCGGGGTTGCCCGTGGGTCGGATATACAGGTGGGCGGCTCGTAGGGCCTTACATTGGCTCTCAGCCAATGTCGGACGGCTTCCGCGTTGCCGTTGAATTCCTGAATGAACTTCTCGCCCTGCACGATACTGATCTTCGCCGCCGTCCCGCTCAACTGGTCGGCCAACAGGTCCGGCGAATGACACCACAGCACGATTTCGGCGTTCTTGTACGGCGTCAGGTCCGGGTCTTCCGTGCGCAGCCCCATCGTGGAGACGATCGAGGCGGACGGGAACAGGTGGCGAGCCCGCTTCTCCGCGGCGCCGGCATCGACGATCAGGGTGGCACTCATGTCGACTCCAGCCCCTCCAGTTCGGCGCACAGGCAGCGTAACTCGATGGCCTTGATCGCCACGGCCTCCCAGACCGCCTGCAGGCGCGCAGAAGGCGCTTCCGACATTGCGGGCACCATGCCTAGGAGGGCGTGGTGCTCCGCGCGTATAAGCCCACCCACGAAGGCTGCGCGGGCAACGCGGTGTGTGGGGTAGGGCGGCTTGTGCAGGGCGGTCATTGCGGCAGCCTCGGGAAATGCAGCAGGTAGCGCATCGGAAGCTGCAGCAGGCGCAGCCCTTCCCAAGCCGCTCGCTCGCCCTGGCAAGCCGCCGTAGCCAGATCGGCGATGCGTTCGGGCGTGAGTGCGCGTCGTATGCGCTGCTCGTGCCCGGCTACGGATTGGTTACGGAGATACTGGCGCCGTGTTGGCATGACTTGACACCCCTTTAACAATCGTGTTCAACTTGTTCTTAGGCGAGCGAATCGACTACGTGGAGCATGACGTCTCCCCCTTCGCCTACTCCACGTTCGTTCGCCCTTCGTGGCGCTTGGCCCCGACCCCGACTAGCTAACTCCTAGTCGGGGTTTTTATTTCAGCGATAAGCAGCCACGCCCTGAAACCAGCCGTACGGCTTGTGCGTCAACTTGCGCCACTGCCTGCGCGACAGTCCCGACACTTTCCGGGCATGCCGTGCATGGTTCAGTTTTGTGGCGTATCGGCCGCGACCGACTTTGTGTACCAGCGCATCCCAGCGAGGCGTGCTCACGACAGCCCCAGCGTGGCCGTGAAATCTTGTGCGTTCGGATCGCCCGGTGTCACGGTCAGCACGCCGGTGTCGCTGTGCGTGAACGCGCCGCGTACGCCGGTGCCGGTGATGTTGCAGGTGCCGACTGACACAAGGCGCAGGGCTCCGGTGTCCGGCGCTACGGTCGCCACGGCATCGTTGTCGCCGGCGTAGGAGATCGTGACGTTCTGCGCAGGCGATCCGTCCTGCGTGTTCGTGCAGGTCAGGACGGCGCTGTGGGCGCCTGTGTCGTCGAGGGAAAGCGTGAGGGAAGCGGACATGTAAGTCTCCAGAAAAATGGGGTTGTGATTGGCGTCTGAAACAAACCAAAGTCGTGCGCGAAAATCGCCGCGGTTGGCGTTCGTGCAGCCCAATCCTAGCACTGCGCATAGCCACTCGCGCAAATGCCGCAGGAAATCGGACAGGCGGTTCACCGCCCGCGCTTCCCCTGCGCCTTGCGCTTGACGCTGTAAGCAATGGCGACGGCCTGTTTTTGCGGCCGGCCGGCTTTTATCTCGGCCTTGACGTTGCGCGAGAATGCTTTCTTGCTGGAACTTTTGGTCAGTGGCATGTTCAACTCTCCTCGTAAGGTTTGAGTTCCAAATCCGGCGGCGTGTCGTCGCCCAGCTTGTGCTTGGCGGCGACCTTGAGCCATTTGTCGAAGAATGTGTCGTACTGATTGACGTCGAAGCCATCGTCTTGCACGGCAGCCAGTTCCGTCGCCGTGGCCGACGCATGCGCCGGCAGATACTTGATACCGGCATCCAGCAGACGCTTCTCGACGTACTCATGCACCGCGACGTAGTGATCCGACGGCACGACGGCGCCGCCTTTCTGCTTGTACGAATTCGGAATCGACTTGTCGATGTAGATGGTCTGGCCATCCTGTGATGATCCAGCGCCGAGCGGCACGTTGAAGTCACGATTGATCGTGCATTCGGAAAGGATTTGCTTGACCAGCGCATCGGTCCACGCACGATCTATTACTCCGCTGCCGGAGCCGATGCTCACAGCGCAATACCTATCGCCGCGCAATCGCGGCGCACGTTGGCAGGCACGCCGGCATTGACGAACAGCAGGTCGACGCGGCCGCCCTCGATGGCCGACAGCGCGCCGACGACAGGCTGCGATACCTGCGGCACCGTCTGCACCCAGTTGATGACTTCGCTCCAGCAGGTGATGCCATAGTTGTCACCTGCCTGCTGCGCGATGACCAGGGCCGCCTGTGCGTCCGCCAAGGTGAAGGCCGAGGCTTTCTTGACGAGCGTCAGGTTGCAGCCGCAAAGCAACGTCAGCAGCAAGCCGATGGCCACGTTGCGCACCAGATTGCCATTTTCGTAATGCCAACCCCTGCGCGGCGACGGGATGTAGTTGGTCTGTGCTGCATGATGCCGGTAATGGCGAAAGCTGCTGCGCGATACCTTCGGCTGGCGCGTGCGCGCACGCGCCTTGAACCAGTTGGAGAATGCGCTATCGAAAAGCTGGAATAGGTTCATGACGCTACATCCGGTACGGGTGGTTGAACGATGGCTACAACAGCCGCCACAAGCTCCGGCGCCGCCACACCCATGCGCAGCAGCGAACCGTTGATCAGCTTGGCCACGTCGAGTCCTTCGGCGTCGGCTTCCCCGATGACCGGAAGAAGCTGCCCGACGGCGTTGAGGACTTGTGCGGCTTTCTGCAAACCTTGAACGCTCAATTCATTCTCCTGTAGTTGACGGTGGTTTTGCCGCGAGCTTGGCGGCGGTGTTGGCTTGCGTGACCAGCGCGTCGTCCTTCTTGCGCGTGCCGACGCTGGCCCCAATCAGGAAGGATACGCAACTGATGAACACATTCTGCATGATGGTCTGCTGCTGCGACAGAGCCGAAGTCTCCCCGGTCGGGTGATAGCCGAAATACGGCGCCACGGTCACGAAAATCTCCGTCAGCGTGACCAACCCGATGACGATTACAGCCGTCCATTCCAGCTTGTTGAGCACGGGAGTTATCTTGTCGTCGGGCTTCGCGTCCACGCACCATCATAATCCGTTCCTATTGGTGTTGCGACGGTGTACTGACCAGTACAGAATCAGCGCCAGGAGGCATGCGGCGGTCATGTTCATACTGGCTCGAATTGCTTGCCTTCAGGTCCGCAAGGTTGCCCATTTTTCCGGTTGACCTCACAGAACCCCCTTTCGGTCTTTTTGCCTGTAATGAGGGATAATTCAGGTTCACCTATTCGTGGGACTCGATCACATCGTCCGCCCGCAACCTTTAACGGGAAAATCCATAGCACTTTTGTGAAGAAGCGATGCTTGCAATCTTTGCAGAGTCTCATGTCATGCTACCTGTGGAATGTCGGCGTAAGAGATGGCAATTTGCGGGCCTCGCTGATGTTCCCCGCACACGTCGATCGACAGCGTGAGTGGCCAGATCGACCCCGGCGGCGGGTAGCGAAAACAATGCCCGCTGGTGGTGCCGTTGGGGTGCTCGCGCGCCGGGGACTCGCATTTGCGCCAGTAGCGGCAGTTGTCGCATTGATTTTTCATGCCGCACCTCCTGTCGTGTATTTCGCCCGCGCGACCGCGTAGGCGTTGAGTAAATCGGTCATCGTGTGCTGATGCTGCTGGTAATTGTTGCCGGGGAAACTCGCCCATCGGCTCCCGCATTTGGTGATTGCCTGTTCGATGTTGCCGGCGAGAATATCGGGCAGCGCATGGCATTCGCCAATGTAGGCGATAGCCCATTTCTCCTGCGACTCAGGCCCGAAGTCTGGCAAGTTCAGTTTGTCACGATAGTACGGCCAGTAACGCCCGAGGAATTGCGGCTTGCCGGCGGCGTCGCTGTTCATCGCATCGTTGTGGATGCGCGGGTGCGTGCTGTAGTCGTGGAACAGCAGCGGCTTGGCTGGCGTCGATCCCACCAGCACGTTGTAGCCGCCGTCGCTGACCGCCATCAGTGCAGGTCCAATCTCGCTCCAACCTATCAGATCGAGAAACGCTGCCACGTTAGGATCAATACCGGCCAGCCGCGTCACGGCACCGGACTCGCATACGGCGGAAGGTCTTGCAGCGATGCCATGCGCGTGTAGCCGCTGGCCTTGAGTTCGGCGTTGTTGTCCCAAGCGGTTTGACCGCCCACGCGAACGCCGTCGTGAATCATCGCAGCCGTTTCCTCCGGCACGCCGAGCACGCGCATCGCTTCGAGCAGCACGGAGTCGGCCTCTTCGCGCGTCGTGACCTGCGTCCAATAGAGGTAATCGTGGATCACGGCGGCGGGGCCGTAGACGTTCCAGACTGGCAGTACGTTGCGCAGCAGCTTTGGGATACTGGCCATGTCGGTGATGAAACCAGCCGGCACCTGCACTAAATGGTTTTCGTCAACGAAGCCAAACGTCGAGTTCACGCGCCAGTTCTGGCCATCGGCCAACGGGGTGACTGAGAGAGCTTCGAGGAAGCGACTCACGAAGTATATCCCTTCAATGATTCGTAGCAACGCATCATCGCGATTACGTCGCCCTCAGACATGGCCTTTTGCGCTCTATCGAGTTCGTTCCGCATCAGCGCAAGTGCCATCGCTCCTGGCGGTCCAATGGAAATATACATTGGCATTATTTCGTCTCTAACCCGCGTCATTTCGCGCGGCAATGCTTCGCCTAATGATTCGCTCACTTCTCCGTCTCCCAAGCCGCCATCATCTCGTTGGCCACGGCGATTGCCGATGCCGTGCGCTCGCTGTCCGCCATCACCACGTCCTTCGCAACTACATAGCACAGCGGCGTACAAATGCCGTGCGCCTTAGCTAGCTTGGCCGCATAGCGATGCTGCAATGTGGAAATTTGCGCCTGTGCGTCTGGTGCGATCGGTTGCGGCGTACAGGCGCAGATGAGCAGGAAAAGAATACTCGTCAGTACAGTTTTCACGTTGTTCCTCTTGCGCTGAGCCTTCTTACCCGCAGCGATGCGTGCGACGTGGGGATGTTTTGTCGGATGAACTACACGATTCTCCAAGAAGGTCCAGCACGGGCTGCCAGCGCCCATGCGGCACGTCGGGCACGCCACCTTGCGCCATGCGGCGATGTTCGTCACGCCACCTTCTCCAATTCGATGCGGACGCCAGGGACATCGAGCGCCTTCGGGTCTTCGTTCGGGAATACCTTGCGCGTCTCGCCGTATTCAACAATCCTGGCGTCATCCACGATGATACCGCTGTCCGTCAGTGCGTCCTCGACGCTGCGCACGAGTTTCGACAGGTCCGGTTTCTTGTCCGGCCAAGTGCGTCGCGCCTTCGGGGCCGACTTCGGCTTTGGCAGTGTGAAGACCATCGTGCAGCGCAACGGGCCATCCAGCGGAGGATTAGTGCCACGCGCCTGCACGGCCATCCACTTCACGGCCTCGCGCCAAGCAGGCAGGCGCTTGTCCGATTCGATCATGATCCCGCGCCCTACGTAACGCTTGCTGCCTTGCGACGCTGGGAGTCCAATGACGACGAAGGAGTAGGTCATTCGGGCAGCACTTCGCGGACGCAGATGAAGTCTTCGCGAGGGAATTCTCCTTTTGCTGCTTGAAGGGTGGAGAAAACTCTACGGAGTGATCCGTTTTCTGACATCCACCACTCCCTCGCCTTCCTCGGCTCTGGCGCGATGCGGTAGTCCAGCGAAGACCAGTCGAACTGATGTCCTTCCCGAACTCTGGCCCAG